GGCGAGATGCTGTGCGCGATAGCGAGATAGGTGCTGGTCGGGTCGAACGACGCGCCCCTGCCCGATCCAGCGGGAATCGTTGCCGGATCTGCAAGCTTAGTGAACGTGTCACCGCTGCGCTTGTAGATGGTCACGCGCGGCGATGACGTGCCTTGCGCGACTGCCAGATAGGTTCCTGTCGCATCGAACGCAGGTGAAAACCCGGTACTGGTCGGCAGTGTGGATGGATCTGCAAGCTTGGTGAGCGTGTCCACCGCAGAACTGCCTGCCGCCGCCCGCACCGCAATCTCGCTAGCCGCGCTCGTGCCAGCGAACTTCAACGCTGAATCCATCGCGGGCGAAGCAGCCACCTCGCCACGAATCGCCAGTATGCTCGTGCGTGCCGCCGTCACCGCTGACATCGCCGCCGAGTTCGATCCGCTCGGCGCTTCGGCTTCGACATCCGCTTCCACGAAACGATGCGGGCTGCGCATCTCGAATTCGAACTCGCTGCCGTAGAGCCCGTAGGCGTCGCCCCACTTGAGGTTCGCCGTCAGCCGCACGATGCGGCGCTCCATGCCCGTCATGCCGCTCGCCGCGTACGCGGACGGGTAATTGCTCTCATCATCGCCGTGCGTGACATCCGGCACCTTGAGCAGTGTCTCGTCGACGGCCGCGCGAACCTTCGCTTTCAGCGCGCGTCGTCGCTCGTGGTAGTCCTGATACGTCGAGCCTGTCAGTCGGCCGCGCACGACGAGACGCACGCTGCCATCTCGGGTGCCGCCGAGCGCATCGCCATCCGCACGCTTTGATCGCGTCGACTCGAAATCCTCGGCCTCATCCCACCCTAGAATCTCGGTGATCTCTACGCCGTTTCCTGTGCGCGCGTCGAGGTCGTTGAGTTGCTGCCCCGCGAGCCAGATACGATCGATCTCTGGTCGTGGTGCGTGACCAACGCCGCCCGCATCGCCGCCAGTGGTGTCTGTTATTCCCATGCTGCTGCCCCCGCCTGCGCCGCCCGAAGCTGAGTAGAATCCCCGACCGAGTGCCATCGCGGCCTCGTTTTTCCATGCGTCGATCTGGTCCTGACGCTGCTTTGCCTGCTCAGGAATACTGATGTTTTCCATCGTCCAGATGTCAGCGATGGTGTCCTGTATGCGCGCCTGCGCCGCTTCGCCGCCGATGGCCTGTAACTCCGCAAGCTGCTCGCGCAGAACAGCCAGGTCATCGTCGAGCGTTTCGGTGACTGCAGCGAAGCTCGACTTTTTCCATAGCTCGCCGCCCTTAGCGCCAACAGCCTGCACGGCTGCGGCGGCTGCGGCTGCGGCCTTCGCGGCGTCCTGCGCTGGCTTGGTGACGTTGTCGAGCGTCCATATGTCAGCCAGCGTGTCCGCGATGCGCTGCTCTGCTTCGGGTGTGCCGAGCGACTTCAGCTCCTGCAGCTGCGCCATCAGCGCGGCGCGGTCATCGTCCAGCGTTTCGGTTACTTGCGCTAGGCTCGTCTGCATCCACCCGGCGCTGCCCCTGGCGCCAACGCCCTGCACGCGCGCCTGCGTTTTCGCTAGATCCTTCGCGGCCTTGGCCTCGATCGCATCGGCCTTGGCCTGCTTTGCGTCGGCTGCCTGCGTGGCCTTCGCGGTTGCGAGATCCTGGCGTGCGCGTACCAGCTCGTCGGCGCGCTGCTTGGTGAGCGCCTTCGCGGCCTTGAGCTTTTCGCCCTTCTTGCCGCGCTCGGCTGCCAGTGCAGCATTGTACTGCGACGTAGCCTGTGCTACGCGGCGCGTCGGGTTCGCGTCGATTGCCGCCTGGCGGATCGATCCGGTGAGTGCTGATGACTTCTTGGCGACCGGACCGCCCTTGCCGAACTTCGGAAGCGCCGCGAGCGTTCCGTAGCCGATGGCCTTCGCCTGCTTGGCAGTGAGCACCCACTCGCCCGCGGAGAGCATCGCGGGGACGCTGTCGCTCGTGCCCGTGCCTGCGCCGAACACGCGACCGCCGCCCGCCATGCCGAGCACTGGGCCGCCAGTAGCCTTGGCCTGCTTGGTTCGAACGGTCACTGTTTTGTCGCGCAGTGTCGCGAGGTTTTGGCGCAGCGAGTCGATCGCGGAATCGAGCGCGTTCACCTGAATGGTCACCGTCTTATGTGGCGGCACGTCCTTGACAGACTTCGATACGCCGTCGATGTCCTTCTTGGCCTGCGGCGCGTTCGTGACGATGTCAGCCGGTGTGACGCCGGGCACCTTCAGCAGCCCGAGCGATGCAGCCTCGGCGACTACGCCCATCTCCTCGATGCGCGCGTTCGTTCGGTCTGTCTCTGGGCCGCCGCGCTTGAATGAAGCGACAAGCTCATCGGCCGCCGACGCCTGCTCCTTGACCGACTTAGCCGCAGCCTCGGCCGCTTCCTTCTTGCGGGCGAATGCCTTCTCGACGCCGAGCGATGCCTGCTCGATCTGCGCGTCGGTCGATGAGTCGTTCTTCTTGATGCGCGCCAGGTTTTCGAGCGCGAGCTTGTAATCGTTCGCAGCTACCTTCGCGTCGAGCATCTTCTCCGCGTGATTCTTCGCACCCTCTGGCGATAATGCTGCTACGGCAGAGTCGAGCCTTCGCACGGCTGCTACTGCTGAGTCAGCGTCGGCTGCTGATTCTTTCAGTTTCTGCGATACGCCAGCGATGGCTGCACCGGCGACCGCTGCGCCGACCACGGCGATGGCGATGGCCGGGTTAGCTGCTGCGGCAGCGGTGAGCGTGACGATGGCCGCTCGCGCCTTCGACGCGCCTGCTGCGAGCAGCGCCATGCCTGCCGCGCCCATCGTTGCGCCACCGGCCATCTGCGCGAACGGAACTCCGTCCAATGCTCCGGACAGGCTCGATGCCTCGGCGGCCCCCGATGCAAGCCCTGCGACGAGTTGCGGGATGGTTGTGGCGACGTTCGCGGTGGCGACCGCAAAGCTCGCCGCGCTTGATGCTCCGTCGATGAATCCCTGCGCGTTGCTTGCAATCAGGCCAGACAGTGACTGCACCATCGGCAGAATGCCACTCAGTGCTGGCGCGAGCGCCGACCCAACCATCAGCCCGGCATCGACAACGCTTTCGCCCGTCGTATCGAGCTGCATCTTGAGCGACTTCATCTGGTCGCGCGCCTTCGCTACGGGCGCGTCGAGCTGCTGCGTCTTGCGCGCGAGGCTGTCGTAGAGTGGCAACTGCTTCGACAGGATGCTCGCCGCTTGCTGCGCGTCAACGCCGAAGGTTTTCTGTAGGAATGCAGCGCGCTCCTGATCGCTCGACATCTTGCGTAGCGAACCACTCAAGCTGCCGAGCACTTCGCGGAACGGTTTCATGCGACCGCTCGCGTCGTACACCTCGACGCCAGCCTGCTTGAGCGCCTTGGCTGCCTTGTCGGCCGGCGCGCGCAATGCGAGGAGCATCGAGTTCAGAGCCGTGCCCGCCTTGGACCCGTCGAGACCGTTCTGGATCAGCACGCCGAGCGCTGCCGACGTGTCGCCCACCGACATGCCAGCTTGGTTCGCGGTTCCGCCAACCTGCGCGAGCGACTGCGTGAGGTCGTTAATGTCAGCGCTCGTGCCGCTCGCCACGTTCGATAGCGCTGCGGTGACGGTGTTTGCGTTCTTCGCTTCGACGCCGAACACTGCCATAGCCTGAGCCATCGCCGTGGCGCTCGAGGCCATGTCGATTCCCTCGGCAGTAGCCATAGCCATCGACTGCTCGAGGCCACCGCCGAGCACGTCGCTGACTGACATTCCCGCCTTGAGTAGTTCGTTCATCGCCTCCGCTGACTCGGTGGCGGAAGCTGGGAACTTCTTGCCCATGTCTCGGGCTGTCTTAGATAGGCGGTCCATCTGCTTGGACGTGGCGCCGGAGTTGATTTGCACGCGGTTCATCGCGTCGTCGAAGTCGGCGTACTTCTTGACGGCCATCACGGCCCCAGCGCCAGCGGCTAGGAAACCTACCGTTGCTGCGCGCTTGAGAGCTGCTCCTGCAGCCGCACCACGCTTGCCGGTATTGTCGACGGCGTCGGCGGCCGTGTTCATGTCCGACTGGAACTGGCGAAGCCCCTCGACGGTGAGAATCGCACTGATTTTGGTTTCGCTCATGCGATTCCCCTAGCTAGTCGCGCCATGCGCGGTCTGTCTTTCGGTCGACGAGTTGGATGGTGCTGCGAGTCGCCTCTATGGCGCGTGCTGCGTACTCGATGCATGCCTCGTATCGACGACGATCGGTTCGGTACTCGTGCGCTGTTCTGAGCGCTTCGGTGGCCGCTTCTTGTGCTACCTCCTGCTCGCGTGTCAGTCGACGCGCACGCACCTCGACTATTCGCTCTCGTCGTCGGATTGTGCAGCTCTAACGTACTGCGCTGCCTCGGCTACTCCAGCGCGTCCACGACGAATGAGCGCGTCGGAGATGATCGCCACCGCGCACAGGACCGCGAACGCGATGAACTCGGTATCGCGCATCCCTGCGACGTATGCTGCTGCGATGGCTCCGAATGCGGCCTGCTGGACGAGGGTGCTGTCTGGGGTATTCATGCTGGATCTTCTCCGATGGTTGCGTTCGTGTCAGCTGCCCGCCGTGGTGTGTCGATTCGGTCAAGCCCCTCGAGCACTTCCACTCGCGAGTCGATGCGCTTGATGGCGTCATACAGGCTGCTGCCGCTGTTCGGTGTCAGCTCGTGGTGCACGAGATTGAACGTGTCCTCGATGCGACGAGCTGCGCGGTACATGCCAAGCCCTGCACGATGGATAATTCCCAGGGCGACGACGAGCGCTGCGACCTTGATGATTATCTCGACTGCATCGCTCATGTAGCCCCCCGGGATCGTCATCGTGCGTGGTTGGTCAAGTGCCACTTCTCGCTCGGCACGTCATCGCGTAGGCCAAGCTCGTGGCACGCGCGTATCAGGACGTACTCGTCTCGCACATCAGGAACATCGAGGCCGATGCCTCGCTCGTGCGGCGACGTTCCCGGAACTGCCGTAAGCGCATGGCCTGGCTTCGGCACGCCAGGAGAGATCATGTTCTGCGCGTACAGCGCTTCCTGCTCGTGACGGAATCGGTACGACGAGTTAACGCGACGCTTACCGCGCTTGCCGCCAGGACCGTACCCGGCCCGGTGACACGCCAGCGCGAATCGTGAGAGCGTGTCGCGGTAGGCTGCTCGGTGGTGCTTTGGAACGGCACGCACTGGAACCACGCCGCCAGTAATGTACCGATCTACCTTGATGTTCTTGAGTGTCGGCTCGGGTGGCGTCCATGCCGGATTGAGCTTCCACACGCGCAGGAACTTAGGAACGAGGCTCATGCAGTCACCCCCGCAGTTTCTGCCGAAGCTTCGCCGCTCTCGCCTGCCGCTTCGCTTCCATCTCCTGCATCCGACTCGTCGCCCGGTAGTACGCCCTCAGCTTTGTCGTCTGCTCCGGTGTCAGCATCTCCCACTCCAGCGGACTGATTCCCCGCCTGTCCTGTATCGCCTGCGCTTCCATCTCCATCCTTGCCGCTGGCGTCGTCTGCGCTACGAAACGTCGCGACCATCTGCTCCACACCCATTCCTGGGAGCAGACCGCTGTTTGCCTGCACGATTGCCTGCAGTTGGCCGAATGCCTGGATCGGCAGATTGTCGAGGATCTGATCCGCCTCGCCTGCGGGTAGCGCTGGCTCCACCATCGAGAACTTGATCTGCTCGCGTGCAACCGCGTGCGAATCGAACTCTCCACCATCTGAGTAGCCAACTGCTACCGCAGCGTCCTGCTCGGCGCCGCTGATCTGGCGTAGTTTGACGCTACCGCCGAGTGCGGGGATCTCGACGGTGGTGATGTCATCGACGCGCTTCTTGCCGATGCTCACGATCTCGTCGAAGGTGATGGTTTTCGTGTCAGTCATTTCGTAGCCTTTCCGTAGCGTTTCATGGTTCGTAGCTGAATGGGTGTGCGGCCCGACGCGGCTACGGTCACGTCGGGCCGCAACGATCATGCGTAGGTGACTGCGCCGGTTGGCATCAGCGTCGATGTGAAGCTGACAGTCTCGTCTCGCGAGCAGGACACCTCGAAGCTCTGGATACGGCCCTCGCCGCTGAACTTCTTGGCGCCACCCGTGACGCTGTCGGGCAGGTATTCGAAGTCGGCCGGTGACGATTCGCCCCAGATGCCTTCGATGTGCGCGAAGTTAGCCGCTTGCAGCTCGCCCTCGATGCCCACGCCGCCGTTCTCGATCGATCCAGCGGTGATGCGGGTCGCGCGGTCGGAGTGCGTCGTGCTCTCTGATGTATTGCGCTCGCTCGACAGGCCGTAGCTCGTGGTCCCCGTCAGTTCGGCAACGGTGGAAAGCGCGCCCTTGGTGCCGATCTTGATGCGCGATTCTGCGCCGTGATGGTATCCGCTCATGGTGTCAGTCCCCTATTCTCAGGCGTTGTTTCGGCAAAGGCCGATGGCGAGCTTGGCGCTGCCGGTGCCGGTCACGTCGATGTTGGCGCGCGTGTGACGCTTGATAGTTCCTGGGATCACCAGTCGCTCGCCGCTGTCACTAGCGGTTACTGATGTGAACGTGGCGATGGTTGCCCATCCCGTAGATCCGTCGGCGCTATCCTCGATCTCGACATCGACGGCGGTGATGCCGGTCAGTTCCGTAAGGAACAGGTACGCAGCGCCACCGTCTGTCGACGCTGCTCCGCCGTCGAGGTTCGATGTGGTTCCGTCCACGGTCGTGGCAGTGTTCCAGTCGCCGAGCTGGTAGCCCAGGTCGAGGCCAACGTCGGACGCGCCCTCGATGCTGATGGTCGTGAGGCCGTCGGCGGGTGATTCGACCTCGACGCTCGTGGTGAGTCCGCTCTGGCCAACGAACGGCAGTCCGTGTCCTGCGCCGATTGGCAGGAGGGCGCATGGCTCATTGTCAGTAGCAGCCAGTCGTGCGCGTGCAGCGGTTGCGATCTCGCCCGAGCCGTCCTCGTATCGACCGTTGGCCGAGAGCGTGGCGACGGCCTGCTTGCCCATGACGTTGACGTTCTCGCGATCACACATGCCCGAGGCGTCGTCGATGGCGTACTCGCCTGACATGCTGAACTCCTGGGCGAAACAGGAGATATGCCCGGCGCCGAGGCCGAACAGATTGCTAGTGCTTGTTGCGTTGGTGCCCATTCGGAGCCTCCGGTCAGTGTGTGGTGATTGCGACGAGATCGCCGCGCTTGAGGTAGTCGGGGATCAGTTCCGCTGGACCGACGCCCTCGTCGAGCTTTGCTCCGGCGCGTGCGCGAATCGTCTCGTCGCCATCGAGCCATGCGATGCCGCGCGGTACGTAGTAGGCTGGCTTGCTTGGTCGCTTGACTGGTCGCTGCTTCGGCTCTGCCTCGGCTGGCTTGGTGGCCGGTTTGTCAGTGGTGCTTGCCATGTGTCAGTTGCTCCCTGTTCTTATGCCCACGAGCAGCGTAGTCGCACCCATGAACTTACTGATGGTATCGGACAGTCGAACGCGCTTTGCTGGCATCGTGCCCTGACGCCTGACTATCAGCGTGTTTCCCGAGCCTATTGTCAGTCGGCTGGCATTGAGCGCAGCTGCTGCTTTCCCTGAGATGTCATTCGCGGCGTCGGCAGTGTCGGCAACGGCGTAGATATCCCACTGCTGTGCCTGCCACGATAGATCCGCGTGTGTTGCGTCCATCTCTGGTGCCGCTGCGCACGACATGATGATGTGCGGGTATGCCGCCGCGTCTGGTGCTGCCTCGAGGTACACGCGCTGGGAAACGAGCGTTGTGATGGCGACGGTGCCGATGAGCTTCGCGCGTATCGCGGTAGCTGCCGGTGTGATCGTGTCGGTTGCTGTCATGCGAACATCGCCCGTTCAATCATGTCGATGATGGGTGGCATCGCGGTCGTCGTGGCAGTCTCCATCCACGGACGGGCTTCCATGTACTTAGTGCCCATATGCACGTAAACGCTGTACTCAGCTGGCGACACGATACGCCACGCGCTATTACTGATTTTCTGCCTGGTGTGCGCGTTGATGAGGTTGCCGGTGTCCCAGATACCCATCGTCATGGCCTGCATCATAATCTCGCGTTGCAGCTGCGCAGCTCCAGCTGCGAGTGCGCCTTGCACACCGCCCATACTGCCGTGCTCTGAGGCGCGCTTGGCGATGTCACGAAGTCGGCGATTGTATACCTTCATAGTGATGCCCGGCATCAGGACACCTCCGTGCAGTACAGTACGCCGACGAATCCCTGTGACTGGCCGCGCGATGCCTGCTCGACTGACAGCACCACGCCGCTGGCTATTGTCAGCCGGTCGCCGGTGCGCACGTCTGCATCATGGGCGACGAATACGGTGTACTCATACACGGGCCGGTCGGCAGGAACCGCTCCCTGCACGCGCATCTGCTCCATGTCGCCCATGTCGGTTTCGACGCGGCACTGGATTGTGCCAATGGTCGACCACGATAGCGTCGTATCGCCGCTAGACGCTATCGACTCGGCAGCCCGAGAGTGCGTGGCGCTCGTCGAGTGCAACTGCTCGAGCGCGGTGCGTGCTGCTGCGAGTGTGTCTGAGTCGATCAGTGACACGTCGCGCATCCAGTCACGTCTCCGCCGCAGCAGTAGTTGCCGGGGTGCGTGGATTCATCGATGCAGCATGGATCGATAACACCGAGAACGTTGCGGCCTGTAGTGACGTTCATCGTGGAAATCACGCCGGTGCCGCCCATGAGGCCGTAGTCGTCGCGGATCTGTTGTGCGGCTGCGCGCAGTGCGCCAGAGATGCCGCCCTGTGTGATGCTCTGCGATCCGGCCTTGACCATTCCCGGCTGGAATGCAGCAGCGGTGGCGGCTGATTCGAGTAGCATCACGCACGCCTGAGGGACGCTGCCCTCGCTGTCGATCGCGTCACTCACGACCTCATCGCTCCACCGCCCCGTGTTCCCGAGCAGTGTCTGTGCGCGCGCGATGTCAGATTCTGATGCCACTGTGACCTCGTAAATAATGAGGGGACGCGCGCAGGCTGCCCAGCGACGCGCGCCCCCTCACCTGTTCGATCAGGACGGGTTCATGCCGACGACGAACCGGGGATCGTCCCAGTTAAAGTCGAACGTGCGACCCATCTGCCACACGACCGAGCGAACGCTGTGATCGATGTAGCTCTCCACACCCGGCTCGTCGAGGCTGTCGCCGCCGAACACGCGGAACAGGAGGTGTTCCTTCGCTGCCGCGCCGTCGAGCACGAACCATGCGTTCGTATCCGTGAGCCACGGGTTCACGATCACGTTCCGGATGCGGTGCGCGACGAACGAGGACGTGGGCGCTGCCGTGGCCGGATTGGCCATGACCCACGCTGCCGCCTCGTACGCCGTGGGAACCATGAGCGTATCAGCACGGAATCCCGCGATGTTGCCCTTGGCGTCCTGGAGGCTGTCGAGCTGCTCGATGGCGGTGCCGACGTTCGTCTCGGTGAACGTGAGCGTGCCGAGGTTGTCGACCGTGTTCTGCCCGATGGCGTGGCTGTTCGAGAACAGGCCGACGCTATCGAAGCCGAGCGCGGTAGAGCCGGATGCGGTGAACCCGTAGTTGAACGCGTCAGCGGCGACGCGCTCCAACAGCATTTCGTACGCTCGACCCATGACGCGCGGGTTCTGCGTGATGCTGTTCGGCCAAGGCCCGCCAGCGATGACGGCCTCGACCACGTCGCGGTCAACCTTCAGCTCGGCGTACTTCGGCTTTGCGTTCCACGTCTTGCGGAGCACTTCTTCGGGGCTGGACTGCTGCACGCGGCCCGCTGCACCCATGTTGAATGCCTCGACGGTGAATCCGTCAACGCTGCCTGTGATGTCCGACAGGCTGGTCATCGCCGGAGCGTTGCCCGTGTACCCGCCGCGTACGGCTCGATCCCGTGCGCCTGCGCGCCCGTCGTCGAATGCCTTCGCCACTGCTGGATTGAGCAGGAGGTCGATCTGTTCCTTGGTTACTGCCATGGTAAGTCAGTCCCTTCTCAGCTAGCGGTGAACGCGTGCTGCGTGG